AGTGTCCCAGCTTGATCCGGTCATACGTGTTCCCGCTGTCATAGTTGGCGTCTGCCCACCAGCCGGTGTAATAGGCTTCACCGATCGGAGCATCGACTTTGTAGATCAGCCGTATCGCATTGCCCGCCGGGTAATGAGTGGTCAGCCGGGTGGTTCCGCTATAGTAGACCGGGATCGCACCGGTTGTCCCTCCGCCGGAGAGCGTCAGTTCCAGTGTGACAGCTGTGGACGTCGCGGCGATTGGCAGCCAGTACACGATCTGCTGGCCATCCGTCAGAGTAGAGAAACTTGCCACACCAGTCCATGCGCTGGTGCTGGAAGCCTGTGTGCCGACGATGATCTCACCGCCACCCGCAGCGGCAATGGCAGCGTTCATATCGGTGTAGATCTGCTGTACGCGCTGGTTGATCCCAACATTGCTGGAAAGATCCAGCGTCTGGCCAAAGTTGGAAGCTACATGGTTTGTTGTAATTGCTCCGGCTTTGATGTTGCTTCCCTCAATGGTGGCAGCCGCGATCTTATCGCCGGTGATCGTCGCTGCAACGATCTCGTTTGCCGTAATGGTCGCAGCGGCTATCTGCTGTGCCGTGATGGATCGGGCAACGATAACTGTGCCGTTGATCTGCTCCTGGTATTTCTGATCCTGCAATTCCTGAACGGAAAGGCCGGATGCTTCTGCGTTGATCTCATAGATCAGGCCATCAGCTCCGGTGATGATCAGGCGTTCTGTTGCCAGTGTGCCGGAAGTGATCACATCAGCGTTCAGGGACACGACCTTCGCGGATGTAATGGAAGCATCCGCAATCTGGGCGGTTCCTACAGCACCCTGAGCGATCAGCGCGGTTGTGATCGCACCGAGGGCAATCTGGGCGGTGTCCACAGCAGCATTTGCGATTTTGGCACTGGTAATAGCTGCTTCCGCGATTTTCGCCGTGGTAACAGCCAGGTTGGCGATCTTGCCCTCCGTCACCGCCAGCTGGGCGATCTTTGCTGTGACAATTTCACCATCAAGTATCTTTGCGGCAACGATCGCCGCATCTTGAATGTTGGCAGTGCCTATAGCAGCCCCTGCGATCTTAGCGTTTGTAATTGCCGCATCATGGATCTTTGCTGTTTCGATTTCACCATTACCGATCTTGGCATTGGTAATGGTTCCGTTTTCGATTTTAGCCCCCGTGATCGCTGCGTCATGGATATGGGCGGTCAGGATTTCACCGTTGCCGATTTTCGCGGAGGTGATCGTACCGTCCTCAATTTGAGCCGTGCCGATCGCAGCCTGTCCGATCTTAGCCTGTGTAATTGCCGCATCCTCGATCTGGGCAGTCCCTATTGCCGCCTGACCGATTTTCGCCTTTGTTACCGCAGCGTCCTGGATCTGGGCTGTACCAATGGCGGCAGTACCGATCTTCGCCTGAGAGATCGCCGCATCCTGAATATGCGCGGTTTCAATTGCCGCCATCTGGATCTGGACAGAACCCACGGAACCTTCACGGAGCTGCCCGGCACCGACAGAGTTGATCGCCAGCTTGCTTCCGGTGATGATCCCGGAAGGTAGCTGCCGGGCGGAGATCGTGTTTCCCTCCACAGTATCCGCAACGGTCCCCAGTGTCATGCTCGTGTATTTCCGGGTCAGGCAGTCATAGGTATACTGCGTCATTCGCATGGAAACCCAGATACCGATCCGGGGAGCGATTACTCGGACGGCATCCCCGAGGAAGATATTCTGTAGGAAACCATATTCCTTATATTCTTCGGTTTCGGCACAGTTGATAAAACTGACGTCCAGCGTGACTGTCGGAACATCGCAGCCTGCATCGAACTGTGCCTGCGCGGCATCTCGCATCAAGGTATAGCATTCTGCTTTGGTTTTCGCGTCATCGCCGTCGGTGTCTTCCTTTGCCTCGGAAACAGGGAGATGAATCCACTTTGGATGGGTATAGGTGTTAATCAGCGGGCTGTCGATGTACAGTTCCGGCAGATACAGCACGTTGCCGTCAGCATCTTCACCGGTTGGCATAATCCGGGTAATGACATCCGTCAGGTCAACATCATAGGAAACACCCAGCAGGTTTTTCGCCTGCCGGATCTGAACGTTGGTATCCTGTCCGACCCGCTGAACAACAAATACATCCCACCAGTCCCGGGTCAGTTCTCCGGAGTATTTCTCCACGACACTGCCTTCACCGAGCAAGGCATCAACGGGGTTCACATTCTCGAACTCGACATCCTCAGCGGTACTGTCCAGATCGGAATAGAAGGTGAAATCATGAGTAGACAAGCAGTTGGAGGAAACCCCATTCACAACAGTAGCCCCCACCGCAGAGGATGAGGGCTTGTAGGTCTGAATCATATTGTCCATGAGGTCATAGAACACATGCCGGGCATAAACCGTGATCTTGTCCAGATCAGGCACGATCCGGTAAATGCGGAAAGGCTGGTCCCGGAGCTGGCGCTCGTCCACCACATAATTGACAGCAGCGGAAGCGGAGCCTTCCCGGTGATCGAATACCAGATACGTGGTATCCATATACCCATGTTTTCCATCCGGTGCTGTCACTTCGTACCAGGAGTCGCTGGTTTTCGCGATTACCTGTACGGTCAGCGTGTTCTTATAGGCCGCAAGGATCTTATAGTTCCGTCCGGGACCGTTACGCAGATTCAGAGTTCCTTTCCGGGTTTCCGCTCCGGCAAAGTCTGTATTGATCCGGTAGATCTCGGTGCCGCTGTCATCTCCCGGCGCGGAAAAGTGCACCCGGGGAGTAGTCGCTGCAGGGACCGGAGCACGGAGGATGCATCCCTCGACCAGCCGCTGCCATTTCCCTTCATCATCGATTGGATGAACAACTGTCAGTTCATATTCGCCGTTCAGGGTTTCGGTGACTTCCGCAGACAAAGGAGCAATCGTTCCGTTGCCATTGGTGGAGAAGTCGGTACAGTCAGCGGGATAAACACAGATCATGGGAAGTCACCTCCTTGAGGGAAAAATAAAAGCGCCGCACAATCAACGACGCTCTGTGTTCTACGAAAACTTAAGTTAATGATACGATAGATACTGTTCTTTTAGGATGTTCAGATAATCGTCCGAGATATCTGCCATCTCCCTTTCTTTACGTATAATTTCCTGATCGTTTTCTTCATTGCCATAAGTATTGTATTTGACATACTCCTCGTAGCTCATTTTACTGGCCATATAGTCTGCATATGTCTTTGCATTTCCTTCCGGAATTTGAGAATACAACACTTCCAATTCATGAAGCAGATAGTGTTCGTTTCCAGAGGGTAAACCGCTCACCCTCCAGAGCACATCCGAAAGTAACCTTTTATCCATAAGTGGAAGATAGATTATAAATTGTGCCAGATTTCTTATTGGAAACCTCCTCCAATCAAGAATTCCGTCATAATGTAAATCAGGATAAAAAAGTTTCAACATATCCAGATAATATTCCTCAAACCTTGGTTCTTCATCCAGGTCTTTTAACAGTTCACAGATAAAATCTCTTTGCCCATTCTTTTCAAATAGCTCTTTTGTTTCGACATTTAGCACGTTAGCAATCTTCTGTAGGAGTTCTAAACTGATTTTTGTCGCGCCATATTCGAGACGTTGAATTGTCGAGACAGATATACTTTCGTCGCCTACCAATTTAACCAGTTTTTCTCTTGTGATTTGCCTCTGTTCGCGTATTCTTTTAATGTTCAGCCCGATCTCCTGCCTTGTCATCATCAGCACTCCTTATTGTATTTCCGTACACTATAGCTGATTAGTCAGAACAAGTACAGTTCAGAAATGACCATTTTTCTGCTCGTCAGAGGTGTCGCCAGTTTGGTTTGATTACAATGTTGGCCACATTTCCAGACCAACTGATGGCATTTAAGCCGGGTTTCAGCACCGGGAAATCCCCGGACATATGGTCGTTCATCAGGGTATTGCCTTTGTAGGCTTCCTTCAGGGTGGAGTTGATCACAATGCTCTGGGGAACATCTGTTAGTTCCACGATTGTGGTCCCAACCATTAGCGTAATATCTCCGCTTCCGGTTACCGTGATAATCGGCTCGGAATAAACGCTTCCGGGGTTCGTGATCGTACTGCCGGATGTGGTGATCGTCACATCCACAACATTATCCTGGTACCAGAAGGGATAACAGCGGAAGTTCACCGCAAAAGAACAGTGAGGGTTTCCGCGCAGCACCTTTTCGAAAGGGATCTGGTTGGCAATCCGCGCTTTGTAGTGCCCGCCTGTCCGGTTGGCAAAGGTTACTGTGCCGCTGCCCTTCAGCCATGCGGCGATCACCGGGATCTGCGCCGGATCAGAGATAAAGCAGGTGGCAGTCAAAATCAGATCGTCATATACGTCTTCACCTTCCAACTGCGTTAGGCTCCCAGGCCTGCCGGGCACGTTCGTCTGTGTGCTCCGTTCCAGCGGGATGGTAATAGGCGGCTGGTCTGTCACATGGATTCCCTTTGTCCGGCAATCCACTCCATTCCAGATAAAATAGTCATTCATGGGCTGTCCTCCGAAAACGAGAAGAAGCCACCCGAAGGCAGCTTCATCTCTGGTCAATCAATACGTTTCAGGTAATCAATCCCGTAAAGGCATCCAAGGGATGAACCGTTGCTCCACGCGACGTGGATCGTTCCGGTATCATCTACCCCGGTGACCTCACCGGTCAGCCCAGCGGGCATATCCCTGTACTGATCGTGCATTTCGATCAGCTCTACCTTTGTTCCCGGTGGATAATCCTCTCGGAGCTTCTTCAGGATCTCAGGTCGAATGTGCATTGAAAACATAGGGCTTCCTCCTTCCGATTTGGTAGGAACATATATCCTCTGCGGGCATTGAAAGTCAAGAACTTTATGCCATCCGAAGCCCCCTGCCTCTCTGCTGCCGCCGGGTCAGGGTGGCGATCTCTATTGCCAGGGATCGGACATCCTGCTCGTCACGAATATAGAAGTTGTTTCCAGACAGGTTCACAGAAGACGTGCTATTGTAGGTCTTCCGGTTGTCGGTGCTTCCGAAGGCAATCGAACCTTCCTTGGCTTCGTCGGTCAGGTACCGGGCAGCGTTCTTCACGATCTGCGCCTGCGCCTTGCTCTCCTGAAGGATGCCTTCACCGAAGCCCTTCATGGCCATTTCGCCGATCTCATCCCGGAACACCCGGGAGGGCGAAGCAATCTTCAGGGCTTTTTTCGCAGCATTCACAGCAGCCTGCACAGCGGTTTGCATTGCGGTAACAACGCTGGATCGACCGGCAGTGATGCCTTCCTTCAGGCCGGTCATGGCGTTCACACCGATCTTCTTCAGGGAATCAGCCGGAAGCGCGGCGGTAATCGTACCCTGGAGCGGGTCTTCACCCAGCGCCGTAGAGATTGCTGTCTGCAGGGCGGTAACCAGGGAAGTGGCATCCGTGGAGAAGTCATAATCCAGCATGCCAGCCCCTATACCGGCGGCAACATACTCGCCAGTTGGCTTCATGCGCTGTGACGGGCTCTCAATAATGAAAGCGCTGTTGATTGCTGTTTCCAGATTGTCGGCTACCGTTTCAGCTGTAGTATCCCATCCGGCTTCGGTCATACCTTCCGCAATGCCCGCCGTGATATTCCCGCCAACGCCAACGGAGTCCAGATCCTGTACAAACTGTAGGATCAGGTTCAGATTGTCGATATCCTCCTGGCTGACTTCCTCTCCGTTTTTAATGGCAGCGACCACTTCCGCGACATACGTGGAGAGCTGCGCAACCCTGTCGGCATTGAAGTCACTCTGCATGGAATAATCCAGCGTTTTAAGGATTCCCTCATTCCCGCCGTAGATGAAGTTGTACCACTGATCCAGGTCACCCTTGGCATTCTTGATCCGCTGTTCAGCAGACTTTATAAAGTCCAGCAGAGACTGCGGCATGATGCCTGTCATGGCAGTGCCAAAGGCCGTCATGCCCAGCTGATCCACTTCAGCGACCTGCTCCCGCATTTCCGCGATTGCTTCAGGTGCACCGGTGACTTCAGCAGTGATCAGGACGTGCATCGTTCCGTCTTTGTCCAGAACAGCAACGTCCTCTGGCTTCAGCATGTCCTCAGTGACGGTAGTAACGGGAATCTCTTCTCCGTCCTTCCAGAACTTCACTCCGGGATCATGGAGAGCACCGGACGGATCCTCATAGGCCTCGGACAGCCGGACGATGCCTTCAACCTCGACCTTATTGTTTTTCAGCCACTGGCGGTATGCCAGCATGTCATAGCCGGAAAGGCCGACCTGCATGGTCAGCGTCGGTTTCTTCACGCCATGGGCTTCCTTATATTCCGTGATGTAGGCAGTGAATTCCCGCATCAGTTCGGATTTATCACAGCCGGTCGCCTCGGAGAACTTCGTGACGATACCCTCGACCTGTGCGGAGTTCAGCGCGGAAACATCCACGTTTTCCGCTTCCATATATTTGCCAATCAGGCCTACGACATCTTTGGGCTTCAGGGCAGCGGTGGAAGCGCCGCCGCTGATCTCTTCATACGCCATGACTGTCGCGGTAACGGAGTCAGGCGTCAGGCCAGAGGTGTCGACCTCGTTCTCCTCCAGGTATTTGAATACATAGGCCGTGATCTCACTGGGCTTCAGCAGGGATACATCTGTACCGGATGCCAGCTCCTTATAAGCGCTGACAATAGCAGTCACATTCGTGGGATTCAGTCCGGAGACATCCACCCCTGTAGTTGCTTCCGCATAGGCAGCGACATAAGCCAGAATGCCATCCGGTGTCAATGCCGCCTTGTTCGCGCCTTCAGGCACCTCGGTGTATTTCGCGATAAAGGCATCCACAATAGGCTGCTGCTTTGTCGCGTTTTCCGCTTCGGTATACCCGGAGATGATCGCGTCCGTTGTAATGGCACCGGGGTTGGTTGCCCACTCCTGCCATCTCGCCATGGCTCCGGTCATGTCCAGATCCGTAGCGATCTTCAGGACTTCCTCTCCGACAGCCTCCCCGAACATTTCATTCAGGGGCTTCAGGTTATCGTCCCATTTGTTGTCTTTCAGGTACTGCTGGATAGCGGCCAGCTGCTCAAGGGCAGTCGTGAAGTCGATATCCGGGAAAAGCTCCTTCACCTCGGTTTCCGTCATTCCGCTGTCCAGCAGGGACTGGATCTGAGTAAGTAAGCCGACATATTCCGTCAGTGCGGCTTCATCCATGCTGGCTGTCAGTTTGTTCAGCTGCGGCAGGAATCCCTTCTTCTCAGCGTCCGTCTTCGCGGTGCTGTACTGACGCAGGAGCTGCATCAATTCGCCGATCTGGCCTTTTGCTTCCTGAACGTTATCCTGCTTCCATACAGGATTCACCATATCAGCCATAAGCTGGGCATATTCCAGTGCGGCGGTCCGGCGATCCTCATTGTACTTGGCGTTCAGTGCATCCAGCGCAGCCTGTTTCTCCGTGGCATCCTCGATCAGCTGAATGACGGCATACTCTTTGTCATACTGCTCATCCAGGGCAGAGTTGACGGAGGCCATGCCTTCGGCAGCTGCTACCATGGCCTCCTGATATACCTCTGAACTAACTTCCTGTCCACGGACTTCCGCACGTGCGATCTCCGCTTCCACCTTTTTACGGATGGTTGTGAAGCCTTCCGTATCGGCAGCGGTCAGGTGATACTTCACCTCGATTACTTCCCGGGTATCGATGAGTTCCTGTAGGCGAACCTTATCCTTATCGGTCAGTTTCCGGCTCTTCCGTTTTTTCAGGAGGGCTGCAATTTCTTTGTCCATCGCGTCCAGCGTTTTGATGTCCGCTTTCAGCTGATCTGACACAGATGTATAACCAGCGGCATCCGCTGTATCCTTCAAAGACTGCAGGGATTCCCGGGTAGAAGCCGTCATGCTCTTGAAGGATTCCGTCCATGCAGAAACGATATCATCAGTTTCCTTTTGGCCATCAGACCATACATTCTTCAGGCCGGAAAACCACTCTTTCATAGAAGCCGTGGTGCGGACGAAGTCCTCCTTCGTCATGCCGAAATAGGACAGGCCCTGACTCTTGGAATAGAAGGTTTCCGCTGCGGTTTCTTTCCATTCCTTGGCTGTCTTGTTCATACCCTCGAGGGCCTCACGGGCGGCTTTCGCGCCAGACGCAACGTCCACCAGTTTCACAGCCCCGTATACCAGCGCGGCGGCAAGGGCTACCCATGCCAGCTTCGAAGAAGCCAGCGTAGTCAGCATACCCTTCAGTCCGCCGCCTGCCATACTGACCTTGGCGGAGAATTTCCCGATAGCGGTAAAGGCTGTGCCCAGCGCACTGGTCACCTTGCCGACAGCACCGATTGTTTTTCCGAGGATCAGGACAACAGGGCCAACCGCAGCGGCAAAAGCAGCCCATTTTATAATTGACTGTCGCTGTGACTGGTCCATGGACAGGAACTTCTCCAGAAGTTCATTGGCCTTGTCGATGATCTGCTGGATCGTAGGATTCAGATCATCACCGATTCGCTGAGCAAACATGAGCGCTGTGTTTTTCAGATTCGTCAGCTTACTGGCAGTAGTGCCGTATATGACACCAGCTTTCTTTGCCAGAGCAGTGTTTTCTGACCAGGCGCTTTCTGCCATATCCTGTGCGTTAGCGAACAGTTCCGTAGCATTGACAGCACGGAGCATAGTGTCGCGCAGCCGGATCTCACTGATACCAATTTCATCGAGGACAGCAACAGAAGAAATGCCCTCCTCGTTCATTTTAGCCAGACTCTCAATGAACCGCTGAAAAACTTTAATAGGATCGCTTTTCCATTCACGGACAAACTCCTGCTCTGTCATTCCGCTGACCCGGGCGAAGTCCTTCAGGGCATCACCGCCGGTCGCAGCCGCAACTTCCATTTTGATCAGGGCTTTGGAGATGGAAGAGCCGCCAGCCTGCGCCTGAATACCGACAGAGGACAGGGCGGTTGCGAGACCTAAAACCTGCGCTTCCGTCAGGCCGATCTGCTTTCCCGCGCCAGCGATACGCATTGCCATTTCCGCAATAGGTGCTTCTGTGGTAGCGAAGTTATTACCCAGCATGGCGATCGTACTGCCGATATTGGAAAACTGCGACTGGCTTGTTCCCATGATATTGGCAAACTTCGCCAGCTGAGTGGCAGCAGTGTCTGCATCCAGGTCTGTTGAAGCGTTGCTCAGATCAATCATAACCCGGGTAAATTCTTCAATATGCTCCGTCGCGATACCCAGCTGACCGCCTGTGGCCATGACAGCATTGATCTCGTCGGTGGAGGTGGCGATTTCCGTGGACATCCGTTTGGACGCTGCAGCCAGCTGATTGAACTCCTCTTCTGTTCCATTGACTGTTTTTCGGACATATGCAAACGAGGATTCAAAGTCCATACTGGCTTTGACGGCGGTGGTGCCCAGCGCAGCTATAGGGGTCGTGATATGGGTGGTGAGCGTTCTCCCTGCCTTCGTCATGGCCTTGGAGATCGTTTCGCATTTCTTTCCGACAGCAGTCAGGGCTTCACCGGCCTGTGTCCATGCGGACTTCATCCGGTACAGCTGCTCTGTCAGCTTTTTGATCTCCGCTTCGGTCTCCTTAACTCCGGCTTTGGCATTGTTCAGATCGGTCTGCGCTTTGGAAACGGTATCCGCGCTGTTCTGCATGGTTTTCTGGAGAGCCTTGACCTGGCCTTCCAGCTTGGTAACCTCGGCAGTCGCATCTTCATATTCCTGCTGGTAACGCTCCAGATTCTGCTTCGCGGCGATCGTGGCAGAGTCAGTTTCCCCGAGGGTATCCCGGTACTGCTCATAGGCAACCTTGCTGGTTTCCACTTCAAAGCGGAGAGCTTCCTGACGGGACTTTGCCTGTTCCAGCCGGGCAGAATAATCCTTATGACGGTCATAGTTCTCCTTCAGCTTATCGTTGGCGGCAACCAGCGCACGGCTGTACTGCTCCACGGCACGGTTCTGCTGGGTCAGCTTGTTTCCCAGCATAGAGAGCTTCGATTCTGTTCCGGCGACGGTCTTCTCGAAGTTCTCCACCCCGGCACCCGCCAGACGGAAGGTGGACTCGGCTTCCTTGATCTGCGCATTGATGGTGCGCATATTGCGCGAGAAATTGCTGGAATCCAGCGACAGCGCGACCACCAGTTCGCGCAGGGTTTCAGCCATGAAAGTTCACTTCCTTTGATCATCGAATGCTTGAATTTTTTTCGGAATTCGCCTAAAATATACATACAACGTGTGGCAAATAACTGCGTAAATCCAGTTGTTGCCACACGTTTTCTATATCAGGAACAGGATAACAACCATGGCAGACAAATACGGTATCCGGATCATACACGACAGCGGCCCAGTTGGATGGGTTGCCGGTCGAGACTGTAACATCCTGCTTTTCAAGACAAGATTAGAAGCGGAGAAAGCGCTTAAACAGATGAAAAGCGATCCTCATTACTTGTGGAAGTACGAGGCTGAAGTAAAAGAATTCACGGGATTCAGAAAGTGAGGGAGGGATCACAACGTGAGGTATTTCAAAGAAGAAGAACTTAGCAGCCTGACAGACATCAGAAGCAAAGTGCAGTTTCTGTATAAAACACATCCCAATGTGCATGTGAATGTCCAGGTAAGATATCCCAGAACTCCCAGGCAAACCCTTGCAGGCATCCCTGTCGTAATCAAGGGTGTGTTTCCGAACGTCTTCCAGATAGAAGATACCAGTTCGGGAATCCCTAAGCTCTACATGCATCAGTATAATGAAATCGCAACAAAGGAAATTGAAATAATAGAGATGGAGAACCTCGCGATCTCAGATGACTGATTTTCAATACTCCTATGGTTTCAGTCCCGGCCAGACTTCATCAATGAAGCGCTGCCGGGGCTTTTTCTTTTCCTGTTCCCACCGGGCATCCCATGCCCGCAGGCGGAGGAAACCTAGCATATCCATTTCGTCGATTTCCATCATCCGCCAGCCGTTTTTCATCAGCTCGTTATAGGTTGCGTAGACGTATTCCGGCAGCGTCAGGGTTCCGGATTCTCCAGCTCCTGAAGAATCTGATCCGCTTCCTGCGTCACCGGGATCGTAGGGAAAGAATCCAGCACCTCCGTGGTCTGGGTCTGCACTGCCATCAGGGCCAGCGCAATGTCATGCATTAGCCGGTCAGCGGGATAGTGATCATAGACCTCATCTGGGGTGAATTGGTTCCCAAACAGGATGCAGAACCATTTCACCATGGTGTCCAGAGCATCCGGGACAGTCGGCTGTTCACCGGTAATATCCTGACCTTCAGTCGCTGCTTGGGAAAGCCGCACCAGCCTGCCGTACATCTTCGTGGCAGGCTCCATTTCCCGCAGCGCCCTGCCGGAAACAAAGTCAACCGTGTATTTCTTTTCACCGAGGGTGCAAGTGATCATAATCGATACCTCCAAAACTCAGAAAAGATGCTGCCGCAGGATTACTCCCACGGCAGCTGGGTTAAAGGTTACGGAGTGAAGCTGGGCGTGTACACGCTCGTCAGGAAGGTTTCTCCCATGGCAGTGGTAAAGCCGTTCTCTCCTTCATCGGCAACAGCCTGGTAGCGACCGTCATTGGTGCGCTTGATGGCAGTCCACTCCACATCACCGGTTTGGCGGGTGATCGTGGTGCCTTCCTTCGTGGCATAGTTCTCGGTGAGCGGTTTCGCCCGCACCTTGTACAGCCAAACGAAGCGGAACTTGCCATTGGACTTCTCACTCTTGAAGCCGACAGCGAAATACGGAGGCTTGTCAGTAGCGGTGCGGATCAGTACGCCGTTGTCGTCGATCTGGTTACCAAAGATCTGCTCCTGGATAGCCAGCGGTATGTCCGCCATCTTCGTGGTGAAAGTCAGTTCCGGATCGGGATACAGGACATCGAACTCGACATCATCCGCATACTGGATATCCGGATCAGTGTTCTGGGGAGCGATGCTGGCCTCAATGGCACCAGCTACCAGCTGCAGATCCCCATAGGTCAGGGTGGTTTCGGTGTCGACCGTCAGCGGCGCGATCACCATGTTCTTCAGGCCGACCGTAGAAGAAACGGTCGGGGAAGCGGTAGGGGTATTCGTAGGCATTATCATTTACCTCCTATTTGTTCTTCAGCTCATCCCGCAGGACGCGCTTCATTTCGTTAAAAGCCTCATCGGCCCGGGTATCAAAGGCAGGACGGACAAAAGGATGCGCAGGAGCCGGTGCAGGCCCGCCGTGCCCGAATTCCACAGGGTTGGCATAGTACGCACCATGCTCCTTGTGGTGGACACCAATGGTAATCTGCTTCCCGCCTCCACGTCGCTTTTTCACACTGCCTGTATGGATAGATGAGTGCAGGGTGTCTGTGATGATCTTCGGATCAGTGCTGGTGTTGTGGAGCATCTGCTGTTCGATGGGAACAGCGCCTGCTTTTAAGGCACGGTTCACACCGGGACCCTGATCCAGCGCATAGGC